CGTACTGTGGACCGTGATAGCGGCACGTTCGGTGTACAAACATATAATTATGGTGATGTTGAGATTGCATCAGAGGTTGGTTGGGATGCCTATAAGGCAGTCGCTGACGGACTGATGACAATGCTTGATGCTACAGGGCTTCTTCATGGATATAGCTTTAACTCTTGGAGTGATGTTGTAACCTACGATAATGAATTCGTGGAAGAGTGGCTACGGTCCCCGCAAACTAGCCTCTATTACAGTTTACAGGTAATGCCTGATACACAAGATAAGTCAGATGCATATGCTGCGTTAGATGAGTCAGAAGTGAACAGCTATTTAGAGGACATTATAAATGAAGAAATTCAATGTGATTGTCAAGAATGAGATTAAATCCTTATCAGAAACTACTGAACAGAAAAAGAAAATGGACACCAGTACAGACAACTGCTGGTACATGCAAGGTGGGTGCACACGAAACGCTGCTCCGTGCACTTGCTTTGCGGCACATGGAACTACCTGTGGGAGATTTTATCCGTGATGGATTGGCTTCCGACGTACCAGAGTTATCGCGGGAACTACTGGAGTCAAACGTCAACGACGAACAGAACCACGACCTGGCACTTGGTTACATTGCCAATGCTTACGGGACTGATCCAAAAGCTGAGGCTGAAGCGTTACGGCTACGTGATGCTTGGACAGCGCATCCGGATCATACGATCCTCAAAGCGATGGTTGCCGAGCGTGCAATTTTCTTCGTTCTTTTACCATTCTTTCGCGCTAATGGTGACGCTGGAATGCGTACCGTAAGTGCCGATATCAGCCGAGACGAACAGATCCACGTTGCATCGAATTCAATTGTATGTAGAGAACTAGGACTGGAAATTTCTCCAAGCCTAGACAAGCTACGTAAAGCAACAATCAATTGGGTCATGCAACCACTAGGTAGCAATACCGATAAATATTTAGACAAAAAATTTTGGCTGGATTCCAGTGACAACTTGATGTATCAAGGCAAAGCTCCAGAGCTTACTTTCACCAAGTCGGCACGTATGCCAGCTTTCTTTGAGCATGATGCAAGAAATCTCCCCCAATATGCTTGAGCCCTTGTTTGGGCCAAGCCTTGATCAAATCCTCCAGGAAATGGAGGAGTTTTTTCCAAGCGTAACACCATTGCCTGACAATAACCTAAGCCAGATTATGTATAAGTCTGGACAACGTTCTGTTGTCGAATGGTTAATCAATCGACTCGATAAAAACTAATGTGTATTTTCGCAAGCAGACCTAAACCTCCAAAAATTAGACCGCCAGCACCACCTCCACCAACACCAGCACCACCTCCTACTCCAGCACCATTGCCTATTCCTACTCCTTTGCAAGTAGAGTCTGAAGAAACTAGACCGAATGTCAAGTACGGTAAAAAGAAATCTGATTCTTCAAGAGCACGAGCTGGACGTACAGCGGACAGTCTTCGCATCCCTCTAAATAACCCATCACCTGGTGGAAGAACTGGAGGTTTAAATGCTTAGTGCACGTATGGCGTATGACCGTCTTTCATCTACCCGTAGTCAGTTTCTGAATACGGCTATTGAATGTTCGGAACTAACATTGCCGTACCTGCTAACTGATGATACGAGTAACACCAATTCACGTAAGCGGCTACTTATGCCGTGGCAGTCAATCGGTGCAAAGAATGTAGTGAGCTTAGCATCCAAGTTGATGCTTGCTTTGCTACCTCCTCAAACCACCTTCTTCAAACTACAGGTACGCGACGACAAGTTGGGTGAGATGGACTCCCCTGAGATACGCAGTGAGCTGGACCTTTCGTTCAGCAAGATTGAGCGTATCATCATGGACTTCATTGCTGCTTCTAATGATCGTGTAGTAGTCCATCAAGCAATCAAACATTTGATTGTTAGTGGCAATGCCCTTATCTTTATGGGCAAAGATGGTCTAAAGAATTTTCCACTAAACCGTTTCGTAATTAACCGCGACGGTAATGGGAATGTGATTGAGATCGTCACTAAAGAAATGATCAGTAAAGAACTGCTAGGAGATATTGCTGCTGACTCCAAACGTGTTGCAGATGACTCTGAATCTAAGGATGATGATGTCGATGTCTATACCTATGTACGTCTAGATAATGGACGTTGGGTGTGGCATCAAGAAGTCTTTGACAAAGTAATTCCAGGTAGTCGTAGTACGGCACCTAAGAATGCCAGCCCTTGGTTACCTCTCCGTTTCAATACTGTTGATGGTGAGGACTACGGACGTGGCAGGGTAGAGGAATTCCTTGGTGACTACCGTGCACTCAATGCACTTAGTCAGGCACTAATTGAAGGCTCTGCTGCTGCAGCAAAGGTAGTGTTTATGGTATCTCCATCAAGTACTACTAAACCAGCAACACTTGCTAAGGCTGGTAACGGTGCAATCATTCAGGGCAGACCTGATGATGTATCAGTTGTACAGGTTGGTAAGACTGCTGACTTTGCAACTGCTGCAAGCTTGGCACAGCAGATTGAACGTCGTGTTGGTGAAGCATTCCTTCAACTCAACATCAGACAATCAGAACGCACAACTGCTGAAGAGGTACGCCTCACTCAGCTAGAACTAGAACAACAACTAGGTGGACTATTCAGTCTGCTTACTGTTGAGTTCCTTGTTCCATATCTGAACAGGATCATGTTAGTTCTACAACGTAATGGTCAGTTACCAAAGATCCCTAAAGAATTTGTACGTCCACAGATCGTGGCTGGTGTAAATGCTTTGGGTCGTGGTCAGGACCGTGAAAGCCTTGCCAACTTTATGAGCACGATTGCTCAGACCTTAGGTCCAGAAGCTTTGATGAAATATATCAACCCTTCTGAAGTTATAAAAAGACTAGCTGCTGCACAAGGTATTGATGCACTCAATCTTATTAAGAGTGAGGAGCAACTCAACCAAGAGATGGAGCAACAACAACAAGATCAGGCTGGTCAATCACTTATTGATCAAGCTGGTCAATTATCTAAATCACCATTGGCTGAACAAGTCATGATGGGTGATCCTGAAGAACAACCTACTGAATAAATGGCAGAAACTCTTACCTACGACAACACCCCTGAAGCTGAAGTACTGACTCCTGACGAGCAGGAATCACTTGAGATAGGAGAGCAACTAGAAGAACAACAAGAGCAATTACTTGCTGGTAAATATCAGAATGCCCAAGAATTAGAGAAGGCTTACATCGAACTACAGAGGAAGCTTGGAGACTCCGAGGAAGGAGACTCCGAGGAAGTATCTGAAGATGACGGTGAAGTGTCTGAAGAAACAGAGACTGAATACATAGAAGCACAGACTCTCATCTCAAATGCATCACAAGAATATGCTGAGACTGGAAACATCTCTGATGAGATGATGGAACAGTTTGGTGAGATGAGTAGTCAGGAACTTGTTGAAGCTTATATGAATATTCAAGCTAATGCACCTGAAGTAGTAGCAGAAGAACTTAGTGAGTCAGAAGTTAATTCCATCAAGAACTCTGTTGGTGGTGATCAGGCTTATGACAATGTTATGCAATGGGCTGGTGAAAATCTAGACCCTATTCAGGTTGATGCCTTTGACAACATCATTGCGACTGGAAATTCTACAGCTATTCAAATGATGGTTAATGGTCTTAAGGCTCAATATGATTCTTCTAATGGATACGAAGGTAGAATGCTTTCTGGCAAGTCTGCTAATGCTAGCTCCTCTGATGTATTTCGTAGCCAAGCTGAGCTTGTTGCTGCAATGAGTGATTCACGTTACGAATCAGATCCTGCATATCGTAATGACTTGCTGGAAAAACTTGATCGTTCAGATCTTAACTTTTAATTTACACCCTATTACTTACTTAAAATGAAATCACTTATTATTGCTGGCCTCTTGATCTCTGCTGCTGGTGCAGCACAAGCCGGACCTTATGTAAACGTCGAAGCTAACTCAGGATTTTTTGGATCACAGTATGGAGGTACTGTAATTGATAACCATATTGGTTATGAAGGTGACAACTGGTATATCCAAGGCGGTCCTGCAGCACTTGTTCCTGATGGCGGCGATGCTGAGATTGAATGGTCTGGAAAAGTCGGTGGGGCCGCTCCTTTGAGTGAGTCCGTTTCGTTGTATGGAGAAGTTTCTTTTCTAACTGGAGACCTAGATAATTCTTACGGCACTAAAGCTGGTGTTAAGTGGGTGTTCTAGAAATTAAAGTAACTCCTCAAACATATATTGATATGAATGAGGAATTTGAAGCAGAAGGAACACCGTTCAGAATTACTATTCCTACACAGGAACAGATTGATGAACACCGCTCAAGACCATTACCATACAAAAACCCACCTAAAGTAGATATGATACAAGAAAAGTGGGATGCTATTGGAGGTAGAAAAAATGAATGATACACAAATCTGGCCCACCGAAACACCTATGCAAATCATGGATGTAACTGAAACTCACAATGAAAAGGCTGAGAAGCTCAATGGTCGCCTTGCAATGCTTGGTGTATTAGCAGCACTAGGTGCTTATGCACTAACTGGTCAACTTATCCCTGGAGTCTGGTAATGCCACAAGGTAAAGGAACTTACGGTACGAAGAAAGGTCGTCCCCCTAAGAAAGGAACCAAGAAGTAATGGCTAAACCTGGTCTTTATGCAAACATCCACGCGAAGCGCAAACGTATTGCTGCTGGTAGTGGAGAGAGGATGAGGAAAGCTGGTTCCGCTGGTGCTCCTACCAAAGCTAACTTTAAACGTTCAGCTAAAACTGCTAAGAAAAAATAGCTAAATAGAATAAGGGAGGTGCAATTCCTCCCATAGCTCTAGACAGCCAAGTCTTTAAACTGGTCTTACTTACCTGATACAAAAACAATGCACTATTACTTTAATGACCGCTGTACTTTCAAGACCACAAAAACTAAATAACTGGGAAGCCTTTTGTAATTGGGTTACCTCTACCAACAACCGTCTGTATGTAGGTTGGTTCGGAATCCTCATGATTCCTACGCTGCTTGCAGCTACTACTTGTTTCATTATTGCCTTCATTGGCGCACCACCTGTTGATATTGATGGCATTCGTGAACCAGTTGCTGGATCGCTCCTCTACGGAAATAACATTATATCGGGAGCAGTTGTCCCGTCTAGCAATGCTATCGGACTCCACTTCTACCCCATCTGGGAAGCAGCAAGTCTCGATGAATGGCTATACAACGGAGGACCATTCCAACTCGTTGTCTTCCATTTCCTTATCGGTATCTACTCTTACATGGGACGCGAATGGGAACTTAGCTACCGGCTAGGTATGCGTCCATGGATCTTCGTTGCTTACTCAGCACCTGTCGCAGCGGCAAGTGCTGTCTTCTTGGTATATCCCTTTGGACAAGGTTCTTTTTCAGATGCGATGCCTCTTGGCATTTCCGGCACCTTCAACTACATGCTTGTCTTCCAGGCTGAACACAATATTCTTATGCATCCTTTTCATATGCTTGGTGTTGCCGGCGTATTTGGTGGGTCTTTGTTCAGCGCTATGCATGGTTCTCTTGTCACCAGTTCCTTGGTTAGGGAGACTACCGAAACGGTATCTCAGAACTATGGGTATAAATTTGGACAGGAAGAAGAGACATATAATATTGTCGCTGCTCACGGATATTTTGGACGATTAATTTTTCAATATGCGTCATTTAATAACTCACGTAGTCTCCACTTTTTCTTGGCTGCATGGCCTGTGCTTGGTATTTGGTTTACTAGCTTGGGTGTTAGCACTATGGCTTTCAACCTTAACGGATTCAACTTTAATCAATCCATTGTCGATAACGGGAACCACGTTGTCCCTACTTGGGCTGACATACTTAACCGTGCGGGACTAGGAATGGAAGTAATGCATGAGCGTAATGCTCATAACTTCCCACTTGATCTAGCTACACATAAAGCACCATCTATTGGTTAACTAAAAAGTCCGTTCATCCTTCGGGACGCATGACATGAGGTGACATGGAACGGGGTCCCTCAATTCTCTAAGGAGGATACTATGCCAAACGTTGAAGTACGTCAGCGTGTGCGTGAGCAAGATATAGTTCGTAAAGAACAAAAGCTTGTTTATCGCGGTGTGGCTTACCTAAAAAGCCGCTAAGTAGTTCTGTGATTGGGAGGTGCAAATCCTCCCTTAGCAATTGGCTTTGGCCCTCTACGGAGGATACCCTTAGCCGTCTAGACGGTGGGAATAGACCACAAAAAATTGATCAAAAATTTCACGTGAGAAAGTACACAATACAAACACATTAAATTATTATGGCCTATCCAGGCTCTTTCGACCACCAATCCAATGTTAACCCGGCTCAACTAACAAGACCCGGTCAATCAAATGGCGCTGGTGATTCTCGCGCCCTTTATCTTAAACTCTTTTCAGGGGAGATGTTTAAAGGGTTCCAGAATAATGCTATCGCTCGTGATCTAGTCACGAAGCGTACACTTAAGAACGGTAAATCTTTACAATTTATCTACACAGGCCGTACCACGGCTGAGTATCATGTACCGGGACAATCGATCCTTGGTAACGATAAGGGAGCTCCTCCAGTTGCTGAGAAGACAATCACGATTGATGATCTCTTAATCAGCTCGGCTTTCGTTTATGACCTTGATGAGACACTTTCTCATTATGAACTTAGAGGTGAAATATCCCGCAAGATTGGTTATGCATTGGCTCAAAAATATGATCGTTTGATCTTCCGAGCTATCTCTAAAGGCGCGCGCATCGCTTCACCTGTTAGCATGAGTGACTATGAGGAGCCAGGTGGTACTCAGATTCGTGTCGGTACTTCTGCTGATGCTGACGATGCTCTCGATGACCAAAAGCTTGTAACTGCATTCTATGATGCAGCCGCAGCACTTGACGAAAAGGGAGTCTCAGAAGATGGACGTGTTGCAGTAATTAACCCACGTCAATACTATGCCCTGATTCAAGGTGCGGGTAGTAACGGTCTAATTAACCGTGACGTACAAGGTACTTCACTGCAGAGTGGACAAGGCGTAATTGAAATTGCAGGCATTAAGATCTTCAAATCAATGAACGTACCTTTCTTCAGTAAGTATGGTACTAAGTATGCACCTGCCTCTAGTCCAACAGCGGCTACTGATCCTGCCACTACAAATCCAGGTAACACTGGTGATTTTGTAAGTGAAGGCATCGAAGATGCTCGTAACTCAGTTACTGGCATCAACGGTGAGTATGGACAAGCTTCTAACTTCGCTAATTCCTGTGGCCTTATCTTCCAGAAAGAGGCTGCTGGTTGTGTTGAAGCAATTGGACCACAGGTTCAAGTAACTAGTGGAGACATTTCAGTGGTTTATCAGGGTGATGTAATCCTTGGCCGTTTGGCTATGGGTGCAGACTTCCTGAATCCTGCTGCTTGTGTTGAACTTTATGCAGGTACTGCTACAAAACCTGCTGCGTTTGGTTCAACCTACCCAGCAAACATAGCTTAATTTTATCCGACTATGGGGATCCTTCGGGGTCCCTTTTTTTTACTTATATGACTACTCCCTCTACGATTTCACTCGATACCGAACTATCCGCAGTCAACTCAATTCTGGGGAGTATCGGTCAAGCCCCAGTCAACACTCTTGACTTCAGTAATCCTGAGATTTCATTCATTCATAACCTGTTGCGTGAAGTGAACATTGATGTACAGAATGAAGGCTGGTCTTTTAATACTGAATATAACTACAAGTACTCACCAAATACTGATGGTCATTACATCATCCCTCCTAATGTAATTAGGTACGATGTTACTGATGGTCAAAATATTAAGACTACAGATGTAGTTAAAAGGAATGGCCGTTTGTATGACAAGTACAACCATACTGATGTCTTTACTACTGACTTGTATTTAGATGTAGTAACTCTGTATGAGTTCGACGACCTACCTTCTGTATTCCAGAGGTATATCACTCTCCGTGCAGCGGGCCGTGCAGCTACTCAACTGGTTGCTAACCCTCAATTGGTGGAGCTACTCGGTACACAAGAGGCACAGTCACGTGCAGCTTGTATGGAATACGAATGTGATCAAGGCGATCACACCTTTATGGGTTGGCCAGATGGCACGTCCTATCAAGCATATAAACCACACCATGCACTAAGGCGTCAATGACAAGTATCACTCAAACAATTCCAAGCTTTACAGGTGGCATCTCACAGCAACCTGACGAGCTAATGCTCCCTGGTCAAGTAAAGGATCTATTAAATGGTGTGCCGGACATCACAGAAGGTCTAGTTAAACGTCCTGGTTGTCGCTATTTAAATTCATTGAGTGGTGCTACAAGTACTGGCTCTTGGTTTAGTTATTATCGTGATATAGCTGAAGGCGCATACATAGGCCAAGTACAGATTAATGGTACGGTCAATATATGGAAGGTTGCTGATGGAACTGCACAGACTGTTACTGGTACTGCTAATACATACCTAACCCATACTAGTTCTTCTGATCTTAAATTTCTAACTGTTGCTGACACAACATTTGTTACTAATACTACTAAAACTGTTCAAGATATTGCAACTAGTTTTTCACCCACAAGGGCTAGTTCTGTTACCCGTCCAGGTGAGCCGTTCCAAACTTATGTTGAACTAAGACAAGTTGCACATGGCCGTGAGTATAGTTTTGATGTAGCTAGTCCTACTGCTACTGAAGCACCTCTTGGTGGAGATAGTAATAAAGGTAGGGTTACCAGATTTTATGTAAAAAATAATCCATATACTAGTCAAACAAATAAAAATAACATTATCTATGATTCAAATAATTTTAGACTAAGTATTGCGAGGAATTCTTCTGGCAATACATATGAAGGTATGGATCCAGAACTACCATTTCAAGGCACTGAAATTTTAGAAGTATCAGGTGGGTCTGGGTCTGGGATGATTATCCGACTTACTGTTACTGGGCAAGTTAATGTGTCTAAGCATAGTGGTAATACTCTCAAGCCTGATGAATATGTTGGCGTATACAGTATTACAGCAGAACTTTTGTTTGGTGGTAGTGGTTATACAGCCGGTAATACAGTTACCGCTGTGCTTAAAGGTGTTACGTATGAATTTCATATAGATGATATTCAACCAATTATGGTTAAACATGATCTTGGTACTTTTAGACCTGGACCCACAAGTTTTGAAGCTAACCAAATAATCTCTGCTGATCTGATTCTTGGTTCTACTACCG